CCTCTTGTAAGATATCCAGTTGGGATTCTTTACCATAATAATTAGCTATCTTCTTTATTCTTTCATCCATCATTCTTCCTCTTTACACATCAGCTCTGATACATATTACTTTCTTCCAATAAGGCTCATACTTTGCCAATTCCGCTTTTACTATGTTATCGAACTCCGCATCTGACAAATTCTCATATCGTTCATCATCAGCAAGCCGATTTTCGAGATCCTCCTCTAATTCATCACGATCAACATAGATTCTTTCATCGTTGATATCCTGCTCACAATCAAGAATCTCTCCAATGCAAAAGCTCAAACAAGGAGCATACCACCACACGAAATCATCATCAGCACAAACCTCATTACTACACATGACAACTATTGGATAATCTGGATGTTCTGCTATCAATGCTTTCAATTCATCCGTTTGTTTAATAAACATATCTAAAGGTTTAAATTTCATCTTCTTACCTCCTTATAAACCTTCAAATGGACATTCCCCATTCTCATCCAAGCCATTGCACAAATCGTGATATAAGATGCAATGCTCAAACCTGCATGGAGCTTCTTCGCCTACATCGCCTTGTATGAGCTTCTGTGGTGCTTCTATAGCAGGCTGTATCTCCTGACCGTAAATCATCTGCCCTTTATTGATACATCCTCTGATATCGGAAATAGCAGGAAAATATCTTGATGTATTAATATGATGCCTTGCCGCCTTGAAGATCGTTCCTGCATCTTCTGTCCCGAATTCTCTCTCCCATGTATCAACGATGCCATCCGGATCAGTAATATTCTTTATGTAATATGGATATGCCTTTAGTAGTTCTTCAAGAAGGTCTGTGATTTCTTCTCTGGTCATATTCTACCTTGCCTCCTCTTCATTTCCGTGAATGGATTAACGAATTCCTGCGGTTTATTCTGACCGATAGGCTTTCCATAATCATTCCTCTCCCATGTCCGGACACAAGCCTTCCAATCGACCATTTTATTTTTTCCTACCTTCCATCCGTTCGAAGAATAGTAATCAACAAACTTCTGCGGATCAACATTGTTCTTTCTTTCAAGACAATAAGCCTTTACTTCATCTAACGAAGGAGGAACAAATCGTGATGTCTTCGGTTTGGTTTCCACAAAATCTATATCATCTATCTCTATACTCTTATTCTTATTCTTACTCTTATTCTTACTCTCGTTATTATTTGTAACGCTTTCCGTTATGTGTGCGTTACATTCCGTAACGATTGCGTTATTTTCTGTAACGGATTCCGTTATATTGCCGTTACATTCTGTAACGATAGCATGATTCTCTCGGAATCTTCTTTGCCTGTTTGCGTTGGGATTATTAGCCATGCTGCCGATCATCTTCTCGACTTCGGACATATAGATTGTGCCATCTTCTACGATTCCAACATATGCAATTCAGTAAATACCTTCATAGCTGATCTTACGATATCGATGTTGGTATTAGTGATCGTAGCAAGCATCTGCTCGTTGTATGGAATGGTGTCTGTGAATTTCAATTCTCCAGAATGGCTAATGCTCTCAAGAAGAAGCTTCAGATAGAAAAGAACATACTCTTTACCATTAGGCATATTCTCGACAACCATGATATCGGATCTCTTGAAAAAATCACGTTGAAGCTTAAGCCAATAATATTTACTCTCGGTCATATTACCTCCTGTAAAAGAAAACCCTTCGGAAGGTCGAGTTCCAAAGGGTGTAGGTCTGTATCAAGTCCGTATCGTCTCGACCTCGATACAGACCATCTGTGTACTATTGATTATACCATTATTCGTGTTATAATCAAAGTGTCATTGGTATCTATGTTTTATTTTGCTTTTAGGTACTATTCCCCAGATCTTTGATCCGGGGAATGTTTTTATCAAAAAATAATGTCATCATTATCTGTAGGTTGATAATTCTGATTATTTCCAGATGATTCTACGAATTCCGCTTCATCGACAACTATCTCGGTGACATATACCTTCTTGCCATCCTTATCATCGTAGTTCCTTGTCTGAATACTTCCTATAACAGCAATTTTCGAACCTTTATGGAAGTAAGAACTGATGAAATTTGCTGTCTGTCTCCATGCAACGCAGTTAATAAAATCTGCCTGCCTCTGACCGTTCGCATCCTTGAAGCTTCTGTCAACTGCAAGAATAAACTTGCATACCGATATGGAAGAAGATGTTGTCTTTACTTCCGGTTCTTTAGTGAGCCTGCCAATCAGTATTACTTTATTCATATGTACATATCCTCCATATCCTCTCTTGCTGCATCTCTCTTCTCAAGCAATTCTACCAACTCCTGATGTGTCTTCCCATCATATGGATGCCTGTCGAAATATTCTTTCAAGGCTTTTTCGATCATCTCGTTTTCGGAACATCCTATGATCTTACATCTTCTTCTCAATTCGGCTAATATTGCCGGTATAGGAGCAACATCCTTCTTTTCTTCTTCTTTATGGTTATTAACAATGTGATTCCATATTCTTTTGGCATCATTCAGGCTATAAATGAACAACTCCTTCGGCTGTCCATCATCTCTATATCCGGCAAATTCCTTTCTTGTAGGCTTAATATCCATATCTCTGATTACTGATCCGACATACTTTGAAGCTGAATCGATATCCTTCCATCTATTCGGATATATTGCCATAAGCTTACGAGCGATATCCTTCCTTTTATATTCCTTTGCCTCTGACGGCTTCTCTGTAGTTTCAAGCGATTCAATGGATATCTGACCGCTCTTCCTTCTACTCCAATGAGAACCGATATATTCGATCATTCTCAAGGCATCCGTTCTTGTATAAAGAAGAGGTCTGCCATTGTTGACAGGGAACATCTTAAACTCTCTCGATATGATGCCTCTGATATGATTCCTACAGGAATGTACATCCTTCCATCTGTCCGGAAACTGTGAGATCAGGCAATTAGCGATCTCCTCTACTGATACTGTCTCATTAAGACCAAAATATTCTGCCATAATAACTCCTCCTTAATCTTCTATCGGAAAAGGAAGCTGTAATTCCTCATCCTGTACCATCTGTGCCTGTGCTTCCTGCTCCTGCTTTGTAGCACTTCCGCAAGCCATGCACATCACCTTACCGAATCTCTTCATCGTAGCATTAGCTATCTGCTGAGGTGTATTGCCATTGAAAGGCTGAATAGGCTTACCGCATCTCTGGCAAATGATCTGATCTGCAGCAGGAGCTTTCTTTGCCGGTGCTTTCTTTGTAGGAGCTGGTTCTTCTGCTGGTACATCAGAGGAATCGGGAATATCCTCGCCAGCATAGATATACAAACCTAAACCGAACATCGCCAGATTCTTTACCAAGCATCGCATGATGGTCTTATTCACATCAAACATCGTAGCCGGCTGAACAGTAAATGTATTATATTTGGTCTTTACCTCGTAAGGTTCTGATTTCATTGCTCTATTGTTCCCATCCATTACAGGAAGCCACATTTCATGAGTGATACCTTCGATTGTTACTTTGGTGTAAACCATGAAGCCTGTGAGTGGATCGTAAGCATAAGGAATGCCATTGAATTTCTCGATTTCATATGTGGCATCTGGATATGCCTTCTTGACCTCTGCCCATGCCCATGCCCATGAAAGGTATGTGAGCTTAACCTTGCCTGTGTCTTTTACTTCTGTGTGATCATTTACATTGATAGCACTCAGAATCTCGAATGCTGATTTCTTACTATTAGAAGCCGCCATACTTCACTTCCTCCTTTGGTTCGGGTAATTCTTCTGTGTCCCACGGATCATCGAGATCGATGCTCTTATCCTCTGCCTGCCTCTCGATGATCTTGTCCATCTCGGTCTCCTTGATGAACAGGAACATTCCGGTCGCTCCAAGACCTGCCCCAAGCAATACTCCGATTGCTAATGCGATTGTAACTCCCATGTTATCCTCCTTATTTGATCTGAAGATTCTGCTTCTCTTCGATGTGAGCAATGCCGTCGAGGTTTTTTCCTGATTCGATATCAGCCTTGAGAGCCTTTCTATCGATCTTCGGCTCTTGTGCGATCAGATATTCAGAAGGAATGTTCTCGATGTATGCCTCATCGATAACGACAGCCTTTGATTTACGGAAGGAAAAGCACACTCTTGCTGATTCGAACTTCTGTCCGTTGAGATTAGAAACCACATATGCCTTGAGCCTTTCAATCTCATTCTCCTTAACCTTCCTTCTGGAATAAAGAGCCTGCTCCTCTTCCTTGAGAGCCTTTGCCTCTGCTTCGAGATTTTTGATGAAGCATCCAATATTATCAAGCTTCTCGTCTCTTGCCATCTGAAGATCGTTCAGAGCCTGCATTGCATCATCCGGTATCTCACCTGTTTCTTCATCTACCTGTGCATAGATATTAAGGATAGCATCCTCAATTGCCTTATTGATCTCATAAAGTGTCATTGGTATCTCCTTTCTTACATTGATCCTTTGATCAGATCCCACATATCAGCATCCGGGACATTAAACAGCTTCTGAATATTGCTCCAAACGTTGACCTTGCCTCTTGTCTTTCCTTGCTCGATTGCTGCATATTGATTAGTTGGAATCCCCAACTTACATGCGCATTCAATCTGGGATAGACCTGCTTCATTCCGTAGAATGTATAGCTTCTTGTTTTTTGCTATAAGTGCGCCCATGTGATTACCTCCTTTCCTCTATTATTTTAACTCTTTTTTCGTTGATAATCAATCTTTTTTTGTCCTTTTCAATGAAAAATCGTTGTCAAACTCTAACTGTCATCTTTCTGCTTTCGGTTGTAAAGATCACCGTGTATCCTGAATTATTCTTGATTATCTTTTCTATCTGCTTCTTTGTTACCGAGGAATAACCTCTGCGCTTCTTTACGATCTTGAGAAGAATTGAAATTCTCTTTGAATCTGTGATCTTTTTTGTCTCGATCTCTCTGTTCTTTCTTCTGGAGGTTCTTATCTCAAGAAGTCTTAAAATCTCGTCAAAGCTGTCTGTGAAGGCTTTTCTATCCTCGATTGAGTACCAGATTTTCTTCTCGATCAACTCGCCTTTTCCGCTCCAAAGCGTCCCCCAAGTGTCTAATGCATCTCTTCCGTCATCTTCGTACTTCTCAACTATCATTTCTATCGAATCAATGCCGCCGTAAAAGAAATCCTTATCGATATAATTGTGATCTCTTTCAAGCCTGATCCTGTAAATGTTCTGCCCGTCTGTAAGGTCGATCTTTCCGATCTCTCCCTGTGATCCGGACATCGTCCTTACGCTGATTTCCATTCCCTTTGCAAGGTACTCGTTAACCTTATCCGTAAATGCCTTTCTGATATCCTTTG